TCATCCATAGTAGCAGTTGTTGTGTCTACATTCAACACATTTGAGTTAACTCTCTTTGTATCGTAGTAGAAATTATTATCAACAACCTTGTTTGCAATAGCTTGTTTCGCTTGTGCAAATGTGGCCTCTCCTATCTGTTTTACCTTAAGGAATTCGTCGTCAACTTTGAGGATGTCTCCTTTTGTCAACGAACCGATACCAGCACCAACTGTGATGTTTTCACCAGATTCACCAATAGCATCAGAAACTTCAACATTTAGAAGTTTATTTTTAATTGGTGTTTGAATAATATTATCAATCAAAATCAAAGCCTGTTTGTTTGGATCTTGAACTTTGAGGAGATGTGTACCAGTTCCTAAACCAGTAAACTCAAATGGTAATGATGTTGATAGACCAGAAACTCTAAAGTTTACATCATCAACCTTCTGAACAAATAATTCATTAGGCATAACATCAGTTCCACATTCTACAGGAGTTAATTCAATGTTGTTACTTGGAGTTGTACCGCCAATATATGTTCCAGCAATTGAAATTGTATTTGTAGAAGCATATCCTGTTCCACCAGTGACAACACCAACAACAGAAATATCTAAGTTAGAATCTCTAGTAACGTTGAATATTGCACCTGATCCAGATCCATTATTTGTAGATGGAACATTGGAATATGTTGTTTGTATACCAACTCTAGATCCTGTTGTTTTAGTAACAGGGAATAATAAATTGTTTGCTGGTGTTGCACCACCAAGATATGTACCAGCAATTCCTACAGTATCACCAACAATGTAATCTTGTCCACCTTTGATTAGAACAACGGCAGTAGATATACATTGACCAGTGGTTGTGTCAAAATCAAACTTAACTTGGAATCTAGCATCAGTTCCAGTTGTGGTGAACCCAGGCAAACCACCATCAGGATTACCAAATCCATATAGAACGAATTGAGCGCCAGGTGGATTTTGAGTAACTGCAACTCCTGTTACAGGGCCTGGAATTTGAACATTATATCCATTTTCAAATAGTGAACTTCCACCAACACCAGATGTAACTACAGCCATTACAATGTCTTTAGTTCCTGTTGTATAAGATGTAGTTCCAATACCAATCTTAGATCCGCCTTGAGTATCAAGACTCACTGTTTGTCCTGATTGGAAGTCATGACTTTGAATACTGATGAGATTTAGTGCAACATTTACATCAGCACTTGAAGCTGCATTATATGATTTTTTAAACGCTGGTTTACCACCGACTGATAATTGGAACTGTTTACTTCCAACTAATGTACCAGTTCTATCATGTTCTCCTGTAAATCCATCTGAGATGTCATCTAGATTCAAGACTTTGTTAGTCTTGTTCATAATGAAACTCTTAATCGGTCTACCCTCTGGGAAGAAGATTCTTTGTACAGAACCATCAGGTAAGGAATCATCTTCAGTTACCATGGCAAAGTTATCTCTCTTACCCATATACATCTCATTATCAATATTCAATATGAGGTCAACTGTAGTATCAACTGCTTGAACTTTCATATTGCTGGATTTTGCTATTCCAACAGTCACTAAATCTGTACTCTTCGGATTACTCTCAATTACAAGATCCGAGAACTCTAAGAATCCAGATGGGTGAACAATTGACTTAACAGACTCTTTCCATGTGTTATATGGTAAATTACTCTTAATTGAGTATGAGAATTTTTGGAAATAGAAGTTATCGGATAATCTTTGGTTGAAGTCGTTGAGAATACCAAATTCCATGTCACTCTTAGACACTTTATCTCTTGTAACTCCAAGAGTGGTGCCTACACTGAATCTATTAGAATCTCTTACATTTCCTTTCAATCCAGATACTTCACCAGTCAATACATCTCCTGATAAGAGAGTTCCAACTGTATCTCTCAATCTAAGTTGACTGATGTTTATATTCCAACCATTTTCTGCTACAAATCCCTCAAATGTTCTAGATGTAACTTTTTCACCAGATAGGTACTTAGCATCATCAATGATAGTCATATTAAACTTCGCCATATCATTGAAGTTGACAATAGACCCTAATGTGAAGTCATCATCGTAAGTTCCAAGTGTAACTGTAGATATTCCAGGCGCATCTGCCATACTGAACTGTACAGTCGCATTTGTAGTGTTTACACCTGTAACTGTATAGAATGAGAAGTCATAATCAGCTGAGTTGAAGTTACCTTCACCTGATTGTAGTGATGCTGGTTTAATTCTACATCCTTCAACAAATACCTTGTCACCAACAGCAAATGGCAGAGCAGTATCTGTAGATGCATAACCAGTTGTGACTGGAATGTTGAATTGTGCATCTAATAACAATTCAGCAGTAATGGTAGTCCCACTATGACTGATAGCGTCTATATCATAACCATTAGAGTTATTAGTTGTAATAATACTAAGTGGTTCTTGAAATTCAAACGCATTTTGTATAATTTCAACACTTTCAACAGATCCACCAGATACATGTGCTGCAATAGACACATTACTGTTACCACGAACTGCAAGAGTCGGTGGTTGGTTATATCTACGTCCTCCATCAAGAACTTGTATCTCATCCATCCTTGCAATACCACTAATATCAACAATAGCGGGAACTGCTAGGAATGGTAGTAAAGTTGGGTCAGTTGGGTAATCAAATCCATCTTTAATTCTTTCAATGGTGTCAATTTGTCCAATTTCGGGAGATGATACTTTTACAATTCCATCTTTACCTTGTGTACTTGCAAAACCAACAACTTTAGGTAAAACTGTGTATCCTTTGCCTGGGAAGTTGATTTTTGTCTTGAATATCGGGCCCCTAGCAGTAGGAGACGTTGTACTGTATGTAATTGTGCTTACACCGACTCTAGAGACAAATTTTTGTGATTCTAGTGGTTTTTCCTTTAAGTTGAATGTAAATGTCTTATCATCTTTGATTAAAACGCTATGTTCGTTTTTAAGAATGATATCTCGGAATGTAATGTTGTTTCTTCCAGTAACTTCAATGTCAGATGACCCAAATGTCTTTCTTGTGTCTGATGGCACAACAGGAGTCAAGTCATAGAAGGTTTTACTTGGCCAGAAAAGTTCAGTATTGAGAGTTACAGTAGAATTTGCATTACCAGATATTCCATCTCTTACAATGTTAAATCCAGAGGCATTTGTACCTTGAACATCGAGTCTATTGTTGAAAGTGATATCCTCAAAGAAATCTAACCTCATATCAAGAAGACTTTGATCGGAAACATCAAATGTTATGGTATTACCTGACGTAAAGTTCAATGGTGGGTTAATCTTAGCAATATAACTCAAGTTGTTAGCAGTTGGAGTTGATACTGTAGATATTGAAACTGGGTTAGAGTCAAATACGTCAGATTTGTATTTGCAGAGTTTTATAAAGTCTGGATCTTCTCTGAGAACGAAATAAGTCTCGTTATTGATCAATCCGTTGATTGTATTACCATTATCATAGTATACAACCTTATCACCACTTTGTAAGTCCTGATCACCAATGTTTATTTGAGTTAAATCAGCAGAGAAACTTGTATATGTAAATCCAACTCGTTTTGTTGTAGTCTTAGCAATAACAGGGTCATATCTGATAACTGTCGATTCAGTAGACTTAGGTAGAGCGTCAATTTTGATTGTATCACCAGCAGTAAGTTGGTGAGCAGAAGAACAACCAACTTCACCAAAGAATCTTTCGACTTTTGATGTTACTTTAGGATATGCAGTTGAGAAAGAGTGTGCAGCCCCAACATTAGATGCAACGTAGTAGAACCATATTGCATCAGCAGCTGTAGAGAATGCCACAGTAGTCAATCCAATATAATCTTTGTCAAAGTTGACTGCATAGACATCACCATCAGGAAGAACCTCAGTTCCGACTCCAGAAGTTGCACCAGCAGAAACTTTTGCCCAAACGAGAGAAGTTCCACCAATACCCATGTTGTAAACTAGTTTTTGACCAGTAAAGAACTTATGATCCTTAAGATATATTCTTTGTTGTGGTACAAAACGATTTTCTACAGTTTGAATTGCTTGAGTACCCAATCCTGTAGATACAATCTTATAATGTGTTCCTGTAGATCCAACACCAACTGTTTCTAGTGGATTGAAGTAAGTAAGATAATTATCAAACGTGTATTGACTGACTGTTGAAGTTCCAACAGGGAATATAAACTTATTTGGTTTTAGTATTACATTATCAGTGCCTGCTGAGTGAGTAACTGCAATACCAGTGTAGTCTTCTCTGTTTACAAACAGTCTAGAGAAGTTAGTATCAATACCAGTGATAACCATAGTCTCTGTTCCGACACCAATATGGTCACTTGGTATAAAACCTCTTGTATCAGTCACAAAGATATGTGTACTAACTCCAGTAACAGTTACAGTATCTACAAATGTAGCAAGGCCAACTTTTCTACCGATAACTTGAACTTTTTGAGAACCATTGAACTCTGTAAACTGAGATGTGTCAATACCACTTACTATGACTGTTTCACCATCAGCAATTCCATGTGGAACTGTAGTAACACCAATAATATTTCTTTTATCAAGTCTAAGTGCAGTACCAGTGTATGTGTTGATGCCTATTTCAACAGTGCTTACCTGTTTACCTAGAATTTCACTTACGACAATGTTAGCACCAGCACCATTAGTTCCTTTATTGTCTAATGTGAGTGGATCATCAATTTTATAACCATCACCTCTTGAGAAGATAGTAATAGATGAGATACCAGAACTCTTTGTTTTTGTAACTTCAAATTCTTGCTTCAGTACATCTTTTACATCATCAATTAACTCATAATCAGAGTTACCATATGATAGGTAGTAAGGAGATATGTTTCTTATTAAATTTCTACTTGTAATGTCAATATCTTGGTTGAAGAATGTGACAAAGTTCTCATCTATTGGAGTATCTTTAAACTGTCCACCAATCATGTATGGGAACTTAGGTTTAGCAACACCACTAGAGTCTACATCAACACTATAGAAGTATGCATATGTTCCATCTGGATATTGTGGAGTCACACAATACCTACCACCGTGTATGTCTAGGTCGCCAGAGTTATCAAAGATGTAATCATTGACAAAGTATCCAAATGCAAAGCCAGGAGGTCTTAAACCTGATTTAACAGCAGTATCGAGAATATAACCACTACTCAATCTTCTGATAGCACCACCGACTGCGTTCTGATATCCATATGGGCCATAAATTGGATTACCGTCATATGCATAACCCAGAATAGGTGAGTGGAAAGCGTTAGGTGTTTCTAAATTACCAGAGTCAATGTTATCCCCTAATTGGTATCTTAATTTTTGTGGAGGATACATTCCAATAGTCTGTAATTGGAACTCTGGGTTTGTGCTTGGTTTTGTTAGTATAGAATCTTCAACGTTGATGATATTGTCATTCTTCTGAACTTGGTTGATCTTCCATTCACGAACATTACCAATAAACTTAGCACTCTTACCTCTATTCTGTAAAGTCATGGTAGTATCACTCGTGCCATAACCAATACCACCGTCTAGTATTTGAACACCAGTAATTTTGTTGTTTGTAATGATTGGTCTTACATCTCCAAAACTACCTGTAGGGGATGTGATGACTATATCTGAATCTTCACGATATCCATTACCATTTGCAAGTATCTGAACACCAATAATAGATCCACCAATAATAATTGGTTTGAGAAGAGCAAGAGCAGTAACTGTAGAGATACCAACATCAGGTCTTCTATGGAAATCCATGATATTAGTACAACCATAACCAATACCACCTTCTTCTAAGTAAACGCTATCGATTGAACCAAGAACTATTGGATCTATCTCTGGTTTTATCACAGTGGTAGCAGCAAGACCTGATAATGACTCAATCTTTACTGATATGGGTGGATACTTTATAGTATGTTTACCACTACCCAATCCACGAATTACAACGGTTTTATTTTTGTCATAATTCGTAAAGTTTCTTTGTGAGGAAACACCAACATCACATAATTTGAATTTATTAGGATCTATGACCTTGACAGCATATTGTGTTGTAGTAGAAAGACCACTAGCAATAGTTCCATCGGTAGAATATTCAACTATCTCTCCGTTATTGAAGTGATGATCGTATGCCAGTATATAATCGTCAGATGTACTAATACCAGACTGAACGTCTCCGTTAACAGGTCTTCCTTGAACGATTACTTTTCTATTTGAATACCCAGATCCACTTTCTTTTACATAAATCTTGGTTATTGTGTTTTTAGACTTGACTGTAGTGAACTTATGGAAACCAAAACTAATATTACCAATGTTGACAGTATTGATTCCAACTTTAGCATCTTCTGGAGTATTGTGTAACTTAATTCTTTTCTCATTGACAGGAGCAACATAGTATGCTGATCCACTAACAACGTTAACTATTGGTGTGTTACCTCTTGCATCATAAATGACACCTTCACCAGTTTCAAAGTTATGTCTTTCTTCAAATGTAATACTTTCATCAGTAGTATTAACAGCAGTTCCATCAGCCTTAAAGTTTGCAACGATTCTACCTCTTACGAGATTAGATTCAAGAACAGCACCAACACCATTACCACCTTCTACAGTAATCTTTGGTTTTTCTTGGTATCCAATGCCAGGAGATACAAGTTTAACTTCTTTGAATGATCCAACAACGTTTGCATGACCCAAAGCACCAGATCCTTGTTGATCTTTGATGATAAGTGGAGGCCCTGTAATTACATCAAATCCTGAGCCTGGATTTGTAACTGTTACACTTGTAAGATCACCATGAAATATCTGTTCATCAAAAACAGTAGGAGGGAATAGTTCAACACCATTCGCCATAAGTCCTACAGGTCTGTTATTAACATCTCTCTTATTTGGATCATCAAATAATTCTCTCTCTTTTACAAAAGGATATTTTCTAAGTATCTTCTGATTCTTAAGTGTCTTATTCTCCCAACCAGATTTGTAGATATATTGTCCAGTTGTTCCAGTGGCAATGGCGATGTATTTCTTAGCAAATACGTCAGAACCACTATATGACAAGTAGAAGTCAGTTTGGTTGATTGCAGTTACAAAGTAGATACCAGTATTGATTCCACTGTTAGTTGTATTATCCCAATATATCTTATCACCAGTCACATAATTGTGTGATAGTAAACTAACCCCTGCGGCAGGGTCAAAGGCAGGGTCAAAAGACTGAATGGTGTAAGTATAACCTCCACCAAGTAAAGGAGTGCCAAATCCGTCTGTAACCTCTATTGAACTAGTCTTTACCCAAACCTTATTATCAGTTGCAAAGATAGGATAGTTTGGTAGACCAGAAGAAGCGATATAATAGAACTTTCCTTCTCTATCAAGGTAACTGTTCTGAATACCAACAGGGAAGTTATCGACACCAGCAAAGTAATTGTTATTATGAGATGCCTTTGTAACTGTTTTTGTAATGATTGTTGGATTAGTTGGAATATTACCACTCAACTGAACAACAATGGTATTTGAGTAAACTTGTGCTACGTTTGTAGAGTCATATTCAATTTGTTTGACGGTAATATCAATTTCTTCACCACGATCATTCCTTAACTTTAATATTTCATCAACATAGAAAACACAAGAGTCAAATATTGAAATTCTGAAAGTATTAACGTTTACTTGGTTGATATCTGAGATTGTATGACTGGATGGTACGTTATAGATCCAATTATTGAATTGAGCATTGTCAGAAAAGTCTCTACCAAAAGAAAGTAACTTCAAACTATCACCAACTTGCATATTTGTTGATGTAGAGGTATCTACTTCGTCAATAACGTTTACAAGTCTGAATTGTAGTAATGATGTTTGTCCAAAACCAGCATAAGCATATGCAAGTTTGTTTTCAAGAACATCAGCACCAAAAACTAAGGATGTTGATATACCAGTAACACCTAAGAACTGGTTTACAGTCTTATCAGTATATCTTAGACTTAAGAAGTTAGCACCCTCTCTTGGTTTAACTAACAAAGTACCACTTTGTCCAAATCCGACTGTAGAGTCAACTACAAGAGTCTCAGAACTTGCTGGAGTGATCTCTAATGCCTTTGTTTTTCCTGGCACCTCAAAAGATCCATCAAATGAAGTAGAGTCGAGAGATATCTCATAAAAATCAACTTGGTTGATTGGTCGATACTCTACATTGTAAATCGAAGCACTAACAGTTCCAATACCAGAGATATCTTGATATAAGAAGTTACCTATTGTCTGTAACGGTTGTCCACCAAACAAGTTTTCTACAAGAACGTGTTTGGTTTTGAAATATATGTTTGATGAAGCAGTAAGAGTTCTATCAATTGGTTTGATTAACTCAATCTCTTCTCCATATAGTAATTTAAAAAGAATCTGATACGAAGCATCAGTTCCTTTAGACATGTAGAAGTCTTTTGCCCTTGTAAGAATATTAGTTACTGATGTACCAGTTTGAAAATCTCTATTTTCAAAGCCAGGTAGAAACTCTGTTTTAAACTTAGTGAAGAATGTCTGTAAGAAGAGATTACTTAAGTTTATTACACTAGAACCAGAGGCATGAACCGCAGCACTAGTTTCTGCAAAGTTGGCAAACTCAGCATTGTCTTCTTTTGATATCTGATCGATTCCACTGAATCCTCTTGCACACCCTACAAAGGTTGTATCAGTTTTAGATGTATATGTTATAACTTCATTGTCAATCTTCAACAAACCATAGGTATCAGGCCAACCAGTTGTAGATGTGACTGTTAAAGTAGTGTCACCAGCATAACAAGAGTTAGTAAGTGTGGTTGAGACGGTCAGTGTCTCATCATTGAACGCACCAATCTTTCGATACTCAGCCAAATTATTGGCCAAGTCAGACATACCAGACTGGTGTTCTTGTGATTCGTAATATTGTATTAAAAAGCTCTTGAATAGAGGTGATTCTTGAGTTAGAAACTCAGGAATTTGAGACTCTATTAAATGAGAGATTTTTACTCTTTTAATATCCGTCATTTATCGGGTATAGATTGATTCGCTAGCGTAACTAGAAGTTGTGACGTATGCTGTAGCAGATGTGTTTTCACCAGAAGATACAACGTCTGGTAATGCCTTTACTGTGCTGTCAGGAACACTCAATTGTAAATACAAATCTTTTAAGGCGATAACATCATTGGAATCAGGTATTGCTTCCACTTCAATGACTCCTGTTGTTAACGAAGTCCCTGTTATATTTACCACATCCAAATTAATCTCTCCGTGGACGTAATCAACAGTACCAGCATCATTCTTGACGACTAAGGGAAGGTTATTTACGAGTTTGAAGAATACAAGTTTACCAACTGTGGTTCCAGCAGTCGGAATATCACCAAGATATAGAGTTCCATCAATACCACTTACTGTAAATCCTGTAGAACGAACGCCATATCCATTTGGTTGGTCATAAAACCCATTTCCATAGCAAAGTTCATAAGTTGCAAAGGTATTGATCTCAGGAACGATATCCCTTCTCATCTTAACTCTTGTAATGTTAGATGTAACACCTCTTGCAGCATCATCAATCAATCCAACAACTTTACTATACTTAAATCTACCACCAAAAGCATTAATGTCTGATGAGTTGGAATAAGTCGTTAACGTTTTTGTGACGGCAGTTATGAGTTCTGCTGCATCGCTTGTAGCATTAGTGTTGTAGTAAACAGAAGTATCGACTTCAACATAAAGATATTTAAGATCAATAATTTCGGGTTTGATACCAGCAATGGAATATTGTTTAAGTTGTCTAGAGATATCATCTTTTGTAATCTGTGAAAGGAACGAACCATTCTTAGGTTTGATGGAAATAAACACTTTTCCATACTCAGGTGGATCTAACTCCTCTCCACCGTAGGCAGTCACTGATTCAACGTTAGGATATACGAATGGAATTATCCCTGTGTAGTCGTTTGCGGTCACGGCACGGTATTGTGACGAGTATATACGAGGTGCCAAGTATTTGATTGAACTTACATCTTCAATTCCATCGCCATTTTCGGATTTTTGAGTTGTTGTAAGAACTGAAATACCAGAAGTAACAGTTGTGTCGGTATCATCTCTCAAAATACCAACAAATGAGAAGTTTCTTGCTCCATTTCCCAATCTTCCGTTGGTTACAATGTAAGTTACGGTAATAATTGCTCCAGCAGGCGGTTTTTTACCAATAATTCCATCTCCAAACAAGATTTCATACTGTTCATCTTCAATTTCTTGAATTAGGAACAATTTAGAGGTCGAATCGACTTGTAAAATGTTATTATACAGCGAATATATCTCATTTGTCGTAGATGAGACTGTAACACGAATAGAAGTCGTGTCAATATTTGCATTTGGAAGAATAAATCTCTGATTTGGTTGAGAATAATCAATCTGAAATGTTTTTTCGAGATATATTCCTTCGTAAATCTTTAAATTATCAAAAGTAGCAATATTATTTGTTCCAGTTGTTGCTACAAAGTCATCTGCAATGGAAAATATGTACGAACTTCCTTGTTGAACACCTAATGCAACTTGTCCAGCCTTCAAAGTTACAATTTTTGTGTCATTTGTACCCAAGTCTACACTAAAATTCACCACAGCTTGTGCAGATCTAGATGATCTTGGTACATAACCAATGTTTCTTGCTAGTGATACCACGTTTTCACGCAATGTTGCACTGTCAAGGAAACATTCATTGACTGCCATGTTAGTATTGTAAGCAGTAATGTATGAGTTATACGCTAAAAGATCAATTAGAGTTGAAAAGTTAGATCCCTCAAAGTCAAAATCAGCGAAATCACTGTTTACACGAAGGTAATCTTTAATTTGTGCCCTAAGAGATGCGAAATCTAGGTTTGTAAACTGGTTAAATGACATTATATCCTAGTTGATTGAAGAATAAATTCTATATTTTGTCTTGGAATAGCTAATCCAACGATATTATACCCAATAGTTACCGTTAATTCGTTAGTATCAAGTGGATATACCACTCTAACCTCAACACCTTTTACTCTGGGTTCAAAGTTTTCAAGTAAAAGTCGTATATCATCCTCTAAAACTTGTGCATTATCGGGATCTGCTTGCTCAAAGAGTGAATCTTCAATAGCACTACCTAATAAGTTATTATAAAAACGTTCGCCTATCCTAGTTCTGACTAAATTGGTCACAGATCTTTTGATCGCATCCTCATTTTCAAACACACCAATGTCATCCGTCACAGGATGGCGGGTAAATGTAAGACTTATATCCTTAAAAGGAGTACTTTGAAGGTTGCGTTCGTCAACTTTTGCCATTATTCCTCAAGAAGTTTCTTCTTTTTCTTATCATTTAGATGATCTCCTACGACTTCTCGCAAAATATCATCAGCTATCTCTTCCTCTGGACGAGGATTTTTGTCATTAATGTAAAAATCGTCGTAAGATTTGTCCCAATCTTCCATTCTAGTCATGATTTATGGTTTTGCTAACTCTATTTAGACACAAAAAAAGACCCTTTTGAGGGTCTTGTTAGTTTTTTGGATTCTTTTTAACCAGCAGCGAGTGGAGATTGGGAATCATTTGTGTTTGCAGCAGCTTTTTTTCTTGCTTGACCACTTACATCATACTGTCCAACTACACTTCCACTAGCGAATCCTTGGCTTTCTACATTATGGGGTGCCATTTTTGGATCTGAGTCTGCCATCTTTAACCTTTTTCTTTTTATTTATCTATTTGAGCTCTTAATCTGTCGGGAGAAATGCCTTCTGACATGTAAAAGTTCAATCTTGCCCTTGCCCCCTCTTTATCGAGACCTACATCTTGCTTCGGGTCGTTGACACACCACCCTGATGTGCCTAATTCAACGACATTGTACCTTACTTCACCATTTGCCATTATATAATCCTCGTTTTCTCGTGACCAACACGAATCTTAGGATCAATCCAGATCTCCATACCCGCTTCTTTTGCATCAAGACAGAATGAAACGTCCTCTCCACA